AACGAAGATTACTGGCAGAACCTTGCTGATATGTGGACAGTATCCATTGATGAAGTTCAAGAGATGCGTTGCGGTAACTGCGCTGCCTTTATCCAAACTCCTGAGATGCTAGACTGCATCCTCAAAGGTATAGATGAAGAGACTGATGGCTATGCCAAAGATGTTCAAGGCGCTGCCAATCTAGGCTACTGTGAACTGTTTGACTTTAAGTGTGCAGGTGAGCGTACCTGTTCAGCATGGCTATCTGGTGGTCCTATCACCAAGAAGATGACCAAGAGTCAGCAGAATATGTTGATGATGGCTAAAACCGAATACGACATGGAAGATGAGGAAGATTAAATGGACTTTTGGACTGCTTTATTAGATTCTTTTAAAGGTTCTGCACCATTAGATGAAGCAGTTGCTTCTGGGGGTATGGCTCCACCTTCTGCTATGGAAAGTCTTGGTAGCACTATTGGTGGAATTGGTAATCAAGCTATTGCCCCAACTATGGAAGCTTACAACACATTTACAAACCCAAATGCTACTGCTGGTGATATGTTGTCTAGTGCTTATAAATACGCATTCAACCCAAAAACAAAAGAAGAAGAAATGATGGCTCCTCAGATGCGTATGGGTGGTGGTATGGGTGGAATGGCTAATAACTATGTTGGTGGCATTCCATCTTTGCTGCAAGGTTATGGGACTGCTTCACAGGGAATACTTCCCTATATTGCTGGACGATAAGGAATAAAAATGAATATCGAAAACCCAATGTTGATGGCTGAAACTCTGCAAGGTCAGATGGAAGGCAATGAGGTAATGTCAGAAGAGGAACTTCAAGGCGTTATTTCATCTGAAATCAATGATGCTATATCTTTCATTGATGACGACATTGGCGGTAATCGTGCATTAGCAACTGAATACTACTATGGTCAACCATTTGGCGATGAAGAAGAAGGCCGTTCACAAGTAGTATCAATGGATGTGCGTGATACTGTTCAAGGTATTCTGCCAAGCCTGATGCGTATTTTCTTTGGCCCAGAGAAAGTTGTTGAGTTTGCACCTAATGGTCCAGAGGATGTCCAAGCTGCCGAACAAGCAACAGACTATGTAGACTTTATCTTTAAGCGTGATAACCAAGGCTTTAAGATTTTGCACTCAGCATTTAAAGATGCTTTGGTACGCAAGTGCGGTATTGTCAAATACTGGTGGGATGAGTCTGTAGAAGTTAAAGCAGAGTCTTTCTCTATGCTTGATGAGCAGACAATGATGTTCTTGACGCAAGACCCAGACATTGAGATTTCTGCGGTGCGTGAATACCCAATACCTGGCATGGCAGAGCAAAACCTTGCACAAGGCATTATGACTCCACCACCCATGATGTACGATGTGGAGATCAAGCGCAGAATCAAGACAGGCAAAGTCAAGATCGAAGCTTTACCCCCAGAAGAGTTCCTTATTGACCGAAGAGCAAAGTCCATTGATGAGGCTACTTTTGTAGGCCACAGGACTATGAAGACTGTTTCCGATCTAGTGGCTATGGGCTATGACTATGATGAAATGGTTGAAGCCGCTGGCAATGGAAATGATTTCGATGACAATCAAGAGTATCAAGCTCGTAACCCTTTCGCTGTTATCAGTACTGCTAACAATGGCGATCCCTCAAGCAAAAATGTTTTATACATTGAGGGCTATTTAAAAGTTGACTTTGATGGAGATGGCATCGGTGAGATGCGTAGGATTTGCACTATTGGTGCAAGCAACAAAGTTATCCGCAATGAAATAGTTTCTGACAGACAGTTTGCTGACTTCTGCCCAGACCCAGAACCCCATACCTTTTTTGGTATGTGTCCTGCTGATGTGGTCATGGATATTCAGCGTATTAAGTCTAATGTTCAACGTGGCATTTTGGACTCTTTGGCTCAGTCTATTCACCCTCGCACAGCGATTGTTGAGGGACAGGCCAACATGGAAGATGTCCTAAATACCGAAGTTGGTGCGGTGATTCGCATGAGAGCACCAGGAATGGTTCAACCCTTTACCACTCCATTTGTGGGTCAAGCCGCATTCCCAATGCTTGACTACTTGGATGACATTAAACAGACCCGTACAGGCATTTCTAAGGCCGCATCAGGCTTAGATGCAGACGCATTGCAAAGCACTACCAAAGCCGCAGTATCAGCGACTGTCAATGCCGCCCATCAGCACATTGAGATGATTGCCCGTATCTTTGCGGAAACTGGTTTGCGTAAGCTATTTACTGGCATCTTGAAGTTGGTTATTGAGAACCAAGATAAAGAGAGAATGATTCGTTTGCGTAATACATTCGTACCTATGAATCCCCAATCTTGGGATGCCAATATGGATGTAATCGTTAATGTGGGCGTTGGTGATGGCACTATTGAAGACAGAATTAATATTCTGAATCAAGTGGCTATGCGTCAGGAAATGCTGATTAAAGAAACTGGTGTTAATAATCCTGTTGTTTCTTTACCACAATATACAAACACATTAACTAAGATGTTGCAGTTGGCGGGTATTAAAGATTCTCAGAATTACTTTAATCAATTGCCTGTTGACTTCCAATTGCCACCGCCTCCAGAGCCAAAGCCTACGCCAGAGGAGATGTTGGCTCAAGTACAGGTGCAATCTATTCAAGCGGATATTCAAAAGAAAGCCGCAGAATTGGATTTAGAGCGACAAAAAATGATTATGTCTGATGATCGTGAAAGAGATCGTGTTGAACAAGATGGTATTTTGCGTAGATATGAGCTAGAATTGAAATATGGTGTACAAATTCAAAGTGCGGAGATTAATGCCGCAATGAATACAGACCGAGAATTAATTCGTCAACAAGCTGCAATGAGCCAAGTCCCTCAACAGCCCCAACCAATGATGTAAATGGATGATCTAGAAATTAACCTCGCAAGAGGAGACAGAGCTAAGTTACTTCTTGAAGATGAGCTTCTAAATGAAATGCTCAAACGAATTGAAGATGATTGTTATAGTGAGATTCGTTCTTCCAAGTTAATGGAAGGACCAATCAGAGAACAGGCTTATTTGCTACTCACCACTATTGATATTCTGAGAGCAAAACTTAGATCTGTTATGGATACAGGCAAGATGGCAGAAGTTGCCCTTGTTCGTAGACGGGGTAGACCCCCAAACAAATGATTGTTAAACTAAGAGGTAAATATGTCCGATAACGCAAATGCAGTCGGTTCGATTACAGTAAACCAAGCAGCGCAAAGCTTTGCTTCCATGCTAGACACTCAAGAGGGTGTTGACACTGGTGCAGAGGCGCAACCAGAGGAGGGGCAACCCGAACCTGAGTCTGAGGAAGTGGAATCTGCGGAGACGCAAGATGAAACAGAGGAATCTTCCGAGGAAGTAGAAGGCGAAGAAGAGGAAGCTGAAGAAGAAGCTCCAAGGGATGAGAAGTTTGTTGTCAAAGTTGATGGCAAAGAAATCGAAGTCCCAAAGGATGAACTGATCCGAGGCTACCAACGTGAAGCTGACTACACACGGAAAACGCAGAAACTGGCAGAAGAGCGCAAATTAGTCGAGTCTGAGTTTCAGCAAGTTCGTGGAGAGCGTGAACAATACGCTCAGATATTAGGACAATTACAGCAGAAATTGCAGGAGTTTGAGCCTCCAGAGCCTGATTGGAATCGTTTAGAAGTTGAAGACCCAACTGAATATGCCCGTCAATGGACATCCCATCAGAGGAGAAACCAACAGAAATTCGCTGTTCAAGCAGAGCAAGATAGGCTCAATCAAGTGCGTCAAGCTGAGCTACAGAAGCATTTGCAACAAGTTATGGTCACAGAGGTGTCTCTGTTGAAAGAGAAGATCCCAGAGTGGAATTCTCCCGAAAAAGCCAAGGCAGAAGGTAAGGCTCTGTTGGAGTATGGTCAGAATTTAGGCTTTTCAGAGCAGGAACTGAGTACGATTACAGATTCACGGGCATTGCTTGCGCTTCACAAGGCGTGGAAATATGACATGATGATGAGTAAGCGTCCTGAGTTCCAAGCTAAGATTAAGAAAGCCCCAAGAATGGTCACTCCTGGTTCATCAGGTAGCGTAAGTTCTAAGTCGAGTGATATAAATAACGCAAAAAAGCGTCTTGCACAAACTGGAAGCGTCAGAGATGCCGCATCCCTTTTCGAGAAATTTATTTAAGGAATTATCATGGCTGCTATTACAAACACCTACACCCGCTTTGACGCAAAGGGTGTTAGGGAAGATCTTTCAAACGTCATTTATCAGATCTCTCCAGAAGAGACTCCATTCATGAGCAATGTTGGTCGTGAGAACGTCACCAACACTTTCTTTGAATGGCAAACTGATGATTTGGCCGCTGCTATCACAACTAATGCTCAGATCGAGGGTGATGACATCACTTCTTTCACAGCAGCAACTGCTACAGTTCGTTTGGGTAACTACACTCAGATTAGCCGTAAAGACGTAATCATTTCTGGCACTTTGGAATCTGTTGATAAAGCAGGTCGCCGTTCAGAATTGAGCTATCAAATGGCTAAAAAATCTGCAGAAATTAAGCGTGACATGGAGTCAACAATGTTGGCCAACCAAGCCGCTACTGCTGGTTCTACATCTGCTGCCCGTAAAACTGGTGCATTGTTGGCCTTCTTGAAGACCAATACCAGCGAAGGTACTGGTGGTTCTGATCCTTCATACACCACTATTCCTGATGCGGCTCGTACAGACTCCACAGCAGGTAACTTGCGTTCATTTAGCGAAGCATTGCTG